ATGAAAAGAAACTTTTATCTGCAGCATTCGCTTATGGCCATGAATGACCCCCGAATGAGGAACTTGACCGAAGAAGAGGGTTTGAAGGGCCTCGGAGCTTACTGGATTATTATTGAAAAACTGGCACTACTGCCCGAACCCAGAGCGCAACTGGAATATTTGCGCCCTTTCTGCAGCAGCAAAAAAATCTCCTTTGCCTACCTTACAAAAATCATTCTGGAATACCAGCTTTTCAAACTCGAAGAGGACGGATATTTCTCCGCCGAAGAACTGAATCCCGTGAAAAAGAGAGAGAAAAAAGCGGCGGAAAATGACGGAAAATCTACCGATTCCAAGCCAAAAAATGACGAAAAACAGCAAAAAACGTCTGGAAATGATGCAGAAAATCAACCCGAAAATGCCGCTAAATCACTGGAAAACAACAAATCTGCAAAACAAACGCCGGATTCATTTAAAGAGAATATAAAAGATATAATAACATCATCAGCAAAAGAAAAAGAAACTGCTGCTGACCATGATGTTAATTTTCCAATCGTCCGCCATGGTTCGCTGACCGTCTGCGATGGTTCCGGTCGTCCGCAACCGGCGTTGCAACCCGTATGTCCCTGGCAGGAGCTGGTGGACGAGCTGGCGGAAAGAACTCCCTGGCTGGAAGCGGTCTGTATGCAAAGTGACTACGGAACGCTGCTGATGCGCCACATCAAGGAGGCCGTAGAGTGCTTCAAACAGCATATCAAAATCTACGACAAATGGCACGACCTACTGACACAGAGCGATGCACGCCGCTATTTCGTCAACTACACAAAGACCGGGCAAACCTCTCAAGCCCTGCGTACAACCCTCCTTGCCCTCGACGCCAAGCAGCAATCTGCCGCCCCACCCGACCCTCATCGCTATGAACAGCTCGTCAACGGCCGACGCACCTACCTGGGCTGCCCCATCCCCGATGACGCCCCACCCCGACCGGACGCAACAGCCTTCTGGAACGAAACAACACACTCATGGTGTTCGCCAAATGCCACACCTAAGCGTCCCAAACGCCACACTTGAGCTGGGGGAACGCCACACCTGAACACATCCAATGCCACACCTCAGTAAAGCCAATGCCACACTTCGTGGACATCCAAGTGTGGCATCGGCACCCGCGAAATGTGGCATCGCGGATGTTGAAGTGCGGCATTAGCAAACGATTAAAAAAAATAAACTTAAAACAGTCAAACGAACAATGAGAAATTTTCACCAGTACGGAATCGATACCAAAGGCCGCAACAGCGGCAAGATCAAAACTATCTGCCCCAAGTGCAACGACACCCGCGGACACAAAGGAGACAAATCGCTCGCCGTCAACCTGAGCGAAGGAGTTTGCTACTGCCATCACTGCGGCTACAAGCTCTACGTGCCTGACGATGCCGAAGAACGCCAACGAAAACAGCGCCAAGAGCAACTCCGGAAAGTCAGCCAACTACCCTCGCACTTCCGCCGTCCCACATTCGACCCCGCAAAAGCAAAGTTGAGTGAGAAATTGGAGAAATACTGGACACAAGAGCGTTGTCTCGCCCAGAACCTACTCGCAGAACTGCGCATCACCGAAGAATGCACCAAGCTACCGGGCAACAATGAAATAGAGAACTGCCTATGTTTCAACTACTTCGAGAACGGCATACTCATCAATACCAAGTACCGCAGCGCACTGAAGCACTTCAAGATGGTGACCGGTGCCGAACTCATCCCCTACAACATCGACGCCATTGCCGACACCCCGGAGTGCATCATCACCGAAGGCGAATTTGATGCCTGCGCCTTCATGAGCGCCGGACGGAAAGACGTCATCTCCGTACCTGCCGGTGCACAGAGCAATCTCACGTGGATGGACCGCTTTGTGGAGACGCACTTCGAACAAAAAAAAGTGATTTACATCGCTGCCGACGAGGATGGAGCCGGACAAGCGCTACGCCATGAACTCGTTCGCCGCCTGGGAGCGGAACGTTGCCGCCTGGTACACTTCGGCCCCGGATGCAAGGACGCCAATGAGCATCTGATCCGCTATGGCGCAGAAAGCCTGCTCATCACCCTGGCGCAAGCTGAAGAAATCCCACTGGAAGGCGTATTCACCGCCGAGGACTACCGGGAAGACCTGCGTGCGCTCTTCGAAAACGGGCTGTGCCGCGGCGCCGATACCGGTTGGGACAACTTTGACGCGAACTGCACCTTCGAAACCGGGCGTTCCGTAGTGGCAACAGGGAGCCCGGGTCACGGAAAATCAGAATTCATCGACGAACTCGTCCTGCGCCTCTGCCTGCGCCACGGGTGGAAAATAGCCTACTTCAGCCCCGAAAACTCACCAGTCAATTACCATCATGCCAAGCTGATTGAAAAGTTGACCGGACTGCAATTCGGCCCCGTGCCAGGCATGACGGAAGAGCTATACAACCACTCTGTGAACTGGCTGACAGCCAATGTGACGCACATCTTGCCGGGCACCGATGCCTGCACCATTGACCATATTCTGGAAAAGGCCCGCCAATTGGTGTATCGTCGCGGAGTGCGCATCCTCGTCATCGACCCGCTGAATCGCCTGGACCAACAATTGGAGCCGGGGCAGACGGAACTGATGTACATCACTTCACTGCTAGGCAAATTGAACCGCTTCGCCGTGCAGCACAAATGCCTGGTCATCCTTGTGGCACACCCGCGCAAGATGAACCGCAACACCGCCACCGGCGAACTGCGCCGGGTGGAGATGAACGACATCAATGGTTCGGCCAACTTCGGTAATATGTCCGATTACTGCCTCTGTGTAAGTCGCGACGATGCCAAGCAGCTCGTCACCGTCTACATCGACAAAGTTCGTTTCAAGCATCTGGGCAGTGCTAATACGGATGCCAAGTTCGTCTACAATCGCTTGAACGGCCGCTACTGGCCTTGTGAGGAAGACATCGTACATGGTCCGGACGGGGATAAACCGGGACCGGTAAATACAAAATTCGACAATGAAAATTGGTTGAAAAATATAGCGGAACAGGGTTGCTTATTCAACTAAAAATCAGTACATTTGTACATCTTTAAAAGCAGTAAACAACTTAAACTTCAAGGTATGAAAACAGAAGATGACCCGAAACCTGATGCCCACTTCCCGATACGTACTTACGGGAAAGGAGAATTGGCACTGTGTTACATTCACGGAGTTTGCCAACAATCTGCAGTTAACCAGTTCAACAAATGGATATGCACAGCTCCCGGACTGGAGCAGAGCTTGCTGGACACGGGTATGAAATGCAGGAGTAAACATTATACGCCTGCACAAGTGAGACTTATTGTCAATGTTTTTGGGGAACCTTAGGGTTCCCTTTTTTTATTCTCCTTTATTCTTCACTTAACTCCGCTTACCTTCACTTAACTCCGTCCTCCCCGCTCCCACGCTGTATCTTTGTCCCATCAACGTTGAGAAATTAATTATTAACCATTAAAACATTATTCAACATGTCAAATGCTTTAGTAGTGCGCACAAAGCGCCACAAGAAAATCGGCGACGCAGCTTCCCCGATGGTTTTCACCCTGAGACGTAAGACGAAAGATGCTAAAATCTTCAGTCTTGCGCGCATTGCCCAGGACATCGAAGCACTGGGTGGAATGTCGGCCGAAGATGTGGAGCACGTAGGCAAAGCCATCGTCCGCCAAATGCGCCAAACTCTGACCGATGGTAACAGTGTCCGCCTGGACGGTTTCGGAATTTTCCATACCACTTTTAAATGTCGTGCCACCGAAGTGGCCAAGGACTGCACGGTGAAGAATATCGAACGTGTCAACATCCGCTTCAAGGTGGCAAATACCTTGCGGCTGACCAATGACAGCAACGCCACCACCAAAGGAATGCCAAACAATATTGTCTTCGAATTGGTGACGGAAGATGGCAGCTCGTCCACCGGTGGCGGCGGTTCTTCTTCCGGCGGTAGCGGAGAAGGGGGGCTGGAAGAAGACCCGCTGGGATAGGTTCTAACGCCTTCGGCGTTAGAAATTAAGAATGAAAAATGAAAGGCTGCGCAGCCCGTTAATCACTAATCACTAACCATTAATCACTAATCACTAATTTACATGAAAAAAACGACTTGGGACAAGATTTTAAAAGTAATTATTGCAGTGGCTTCGGCTATAATAGGCGCTTTTAGTGCGAATGCGATGAATCCATAAGTATGAGAAAGATTGATTTAATTGTCATTCATTGTAGTGCCACTTGCGAGGACCGTCCCTTTACCGAGCAGGACTTGGACACCGCTCACCGCCTTCGCGGCTTTGATGGCATTGGCTATCATTTCTACGTGCGTCGGAATGGTGATATCAGATCCACACGCCCGGTCGAGAGGGTTGGTGCCCACGCGAAGGGCTACAATGCTCACAGTATCGGAATATGCTATGAGGGTGGTCTGGATTGCTACGGAATGGCAAAGGATACCCGGACGGAGTGGCAAAAGCATTCCCTACAGGTGCTGGTGCGGGCGTTGAAGATGGATTATCCGGAGGCAAAGGTTGTGGGACACCGGGATTTGAGTCCGGACGTGAATGGGAATGGGGAGGTGGAGCCGATGGAGTGGACAAAGGAGTGTCCGTGCTTTGAAGTTGGAAAAGAGGGGTGGTAACCCCTCTTTTTTATTATCCGTCTTCTTCTTAAGAGAAACAAAACATCCTGTATATAAACCCAATAGAGAGTAAAGCACAGAATAGCCTCTAATATTCAACGAATTAAGTAGGATAACCACTTGTGAATGAAATGAAATCGAATGGTCGCACAAGACTTACATCATTATTACCAAATGCAGAAATAAACAAAAGGAGGATAAGGATGCGGGAATAGCACAACTGTTAAATGGGGAGTTGAGGATACTGTTGGGGATACTGGTTGGGAATACAATGATGTATCGATCAATTACTGAGGCTGGGGTTGGAGATACTTTTTATCGTTGAGAAACAGGGTATCCTTGAAGTGATGTTTCTTTCGATGTGGCATCTTTAAACGATTTAAAGGGATTTTCACAGGGGGATGATACAGTATCGCAGAGGAAGGAATAGGAGTGCGAAATTGATATAATTGGTTGAACTTTAATCACTATACGCGTTTTAGATGGTATTATTACGACGAAAATGTGCGCGCGACTGCATATTTGCCAATTACTGCACACTTAGCAATTATCGCATGAATCTGTAATCTGCTTAAAAGAAAGCTCACAGAGGGACACAAGGTATGCAGATTAATTATCACATGAATCCGTAATCTGCTTAAAAGGACAACGACAGAATCGGCAGGATCGGAGTCGGCTGCAAAGTGTTACTTTATAGTAGCAGGTCTCACAGTCTCCGACGAGGCTAAAACCGGATGATGCTCCTTATACTTTTCCGGTTGGGAGTCATATTGCGATAGCTCGGATTCAAGATGACGGATACGTTCTTTCAAACCGCCAAGCTCTTCGATGAGGGATTTGTTCTCATCGTCCTTCTCTTTATACATCTTATATAAGAAAGAATCGCTTTCAAGTGTAGCCAGAAGGGCGGTCTGAGGAGAACCCGATGCAGCTCCCGACTCTTCACTGTCACGAAGCATAGAACCACGACCGGTGAGAAGCCAATCTGAATCAATAGGAAACACCAATACAGTGTTTTGGATAGCCGTTAATCCAACATTACTCCTTCCTTTTGAAATTTCAGTAATCAAAGAGGCACTGACTGATATCTTAGACGCAAAGTCTTTGTTGTCAGATACATACTTTCCACTAATCAGGTATTCCAATACCTTCAGAAAGCGTACAGAGAGCTCGTTTAGCATATAAAAATACAGTTTACTGTAAAAATAAATATCATCTCCTTTTGTTTGGTACAGAATACTGTATACCTTTGCATCAGGTTAAACGTTTACAGCGCACAAAGAAACGAAAAAAGGCGCATAAAAACAATAATCAAAGAGCAGAATATGAAAAAGGGAAAGGGCGGTTGATGGAAGATATTTGCCATGGGAAAATAGAGAAATGACCCCATGACAAGAAAGAATAGTGACAGACGAACAATTAAACTATTTATAGTATGAAGAAAATAGAATGGGAAAATCCGAAGAAAAAGGGTGAAGCTTATACTCACCTTATGAAGGTATTTAAAGTGAGCAGACCTACCGTCAGTCTGGCGATGAGTTTCAAACGGAACAGTTTGGAAGCGGCACGCATGAGGCATGTGGCACTGACGCAGCTTGGAGCGAAGTTGCTGAGTGATGAGGAAAAGGGTCCGCAGACAGTGAGGATACTGAATGCGAAGGGAGAAACCGTAAAGGCAGTGGTAATGGAAGAAATGTGATATGGACAGGAAACTGACAGGTAAAGAGCGGGCATTTCTCGCGGAGCTGGCGGCATTGTTGCAGCAATATGACTGCCTGATGCAGGTAGAGGATAATGAAATCTGCCTCGATATGGAAGACGAGACGGGCGATGAGCGCAAGGCGATGCACTTGCCGGGAGTGTACGCCTGGTTCGATATTGAATATTTCATGAATAAGAACTCTTGAAAGATAAAATCTCTGACTATGGAAATGTTTGGAAAGACACCGTGTGTGACGTTTGACGAGCTCGTAGGGAGCGGAATAATGAGCCAGGCGAATTACAAAAAACATGTTCGCGACGGAAAGTTCCGCGTACTCAGAAGAGGAGGCAACGGGCGGAAAGCGCAAATTGCCTATGAAAGTCTGCCGGAGGCCATCCGCACAGCTTATGACGCAAGGAATCCCCGGGCCAAAGAGCAGCTCACCCAACCACAACTACCCATGAACGAACGTCTGAACAGTGACAGCAAAGCTGTGGAGTTCTTCAAAAGGCACACCCCGAAAATCACACTGGAACGGCAGGCGGAATACACACTGAATGCCAAAGTATTGAACGCCATGAGGGCCAAAGAGGCGGATATGACCTGCCGGCACAGCACTTGCGGGTTCAGGAACAAGAAGTTGGTGCGCAACACTCTCCTCACCCTTTGCGAGCACCTGCGGCGGCAATACGGGCACACACTGCCCCGGAGCATACCGCGCCTGTTGGAGAAATACGATGCATACAAACGCTATGGTTATCAGGTGCTTGTGAATGGCAATTCGGGCAACCAGTCCGCCCGCAAGGTCGGTGCGCGCGAAGGGCGGCTGTTGCTGAAGCTGAAGCGCAGCAGGTTTCCGGTATACACCGATATGCAGATATTTGAAGAGTACAACCGGCAGGCGGAAATAAGGGGACTGAACCGGATTGAGTCTCCGCAGACGGTGAACAATTACCTCTACAAGACCAGCATCAAGTTGTGGTGGTATGCCGCTGTTCATGGTGAAGTGGCTTTCAAGAATGAGTTCATGCCGCAGTTCGACACCAAGTTGCCGGAAATGCCGAACACGCTGTGGTATGGCGACGGCACAAAGCTCAATCTTTACTACAAGGTGTACGACAAAAAGCAGAAGCGCATGGTGGCGCGCACCATCGACGTGTATGAAGTGATGGATGCCTGCACGGAAGTCTTTCTGGGCTACGCTTTCGGTGCGGAGAACTTCCTCACCCAATACGACGCCTACCGCATGGCACTGGAAACCTGGAAGGTGAAGCCGCACGAGATAGTGACCGACAACCAGGGCGGCCACAAGAAGCCCGAAGCGCAGGCTTTCTTCGGCAAGATATGCCACCTGCACAAGACGACCATGCCCCACAACGGCCAGTCCAAGAGCATAGAGAGCGCCTTCGGGCGTTTCCAGCAACAGGTGCTCCACAAGCTGTATAACTTCACCGGGCAGAACATCACCGCCGTGAAGGCAAACAGCCACGTGAACCTCGACCTTGTGATGGCCAACATAGCCCAACTGCCCACGCTGGAGGAGATGAAAGAACAATATATCCATTGCCGCCGGGAGTGGAACGACATGGAGCACCCCACTTCGGAAACCGGAATGACGCGCATGGAAATGTACACCACCTTCAACAGTCCGAACGCCGAACTGCTGGATGCCTACGAGGTGCAGGAACTCTTCAAGCTCGTCAGCCGGGACAGCGTGAAGTACAGCAAGCAGGGGTTCATCTTCGAACAGAACCGCCGGCAATACCGCTATATGGTGTATGCCGAAGACGGACTGGTGGACATGAATTTCCACATTCAGAACGTGGGCAACAGTTTCCACTACCGCTACGACCCGCAGGACATGACGATTATAGAGCTTTGGCTGTCCACTCCCTCCGGACTGGTTTATGCCGCTACCGCCACGCCGAAAGTCGTCATCCACCGCGCCACGGCCGACCGCACGCCGGAGGAGAACACGCTCCTATTCGCCCAGATACGCGAAAACGAACGCGCCCGCGCCGCCCACCACATCGCTTGCGAAGAGCTGATGCTGGAAGAGTGCATCAGCGAGGCCTACGTCCGGCTGAGGATACCGCGTCCCGTAGGCATCTCGCAGAAAGGCATGGAGCACTACCGCGAAGAGTATGCGGACGAAAGATTAATCCCGCCTGTAGAATTTCCTGAGGGGATGGGTCCCGGAACGTATGAAGAGACGTATGGAGAGGAAGAAGAGGATGAGAAAGAAGAGGCTCAAGGTATCGCCTCCGTGGGCGAATATACCAAAGCAACGTCTCAACTGACGGAAGCGGACTTTTACCAAAGTTTTTTCAACAATTAGGTATCATTCAGTAATCATTTAAATATCATTCAAACCATGAAAGAACTTACCAAACAGGATAAGGACTCTATCCGTGACGCCCTGATGGAATATTGCAGTAACTACCCCTCGCAGAATCGTGCCGGCGAGAGCCTGAACGGAGTGAGTACCGCCACGGTATCACAAATCTGCCATTCGAAGTACGCCAACATCAGCGACGACATGTTCAGCCGGATAGCCACACAGATAGGCCTCAACCTTGAACGCTGGACGCTGACCGAGAGCAGCACCTTTTCGCGCATCACCTTTGCCATGACCGACGCGCAGGCCTACAAAAACACCACTTGGATAGTGGGCGACGCAGGTTGCGGCAAGACCACCGCCGCCATCGAGTACCGCCGCGCACACCGCAACGTCTTCTACCTCCTTTGCAGCGAGGACATGAAGAAGAGCGACTTCGTGCGCGAGATAGCCCGCCAGGTGGGCGCCCCCACCGACGGAACCAACCTGCGGGACACGCTGGACTATGCCATCTCCCTCATCACCTTCCTCAACAACCCGCTCATCATCTTCGACGAGGGCGACAAGCTGACTGACTCCGTGTTCAGTTACTTCATCAGCATCTACAACCGGCTGGAGAACAAGAGCGGCATCGTCTTCCTCTCCACCAACTACATCAAACGCCGCATAGAGAACGGCCTGCGCTACAACAAGAAGGGGTATAAGGAGATACACAGCCGCATCGGCCGCAAGTTCTTCGACATAAACGTGGCCACCGAGCAAGACGTCTACGCCATCTGCCGGGCAAACGGACTGACGGACATGGCGGAGATAAAGCGGGTGCAGCGCGAAGCTGCACAGGGCGAGTACGACCTTCGACGGGTGAAGCGCGTGGTGCATGCCTGCAAGCGCATCCTCGAAGCCAAACGGACGGAAGGAGGACGGGCATGAGCAAAGCAGGGAACAGCGCCAAGACCTTTGCACGCAACGCCAAAGGTGTGCGCGAGGTGTTGAGCATGAAGTTCAGCACACTTGCCTTTGAGGGTGCATGGCACGATGCTTTCGGCACTCCCGAACGCCGGGGCGTGTGGCTCGTGTGGGGAAACACCGGAAACGGGAAGACTTCTTTCGTGATGCAGCTCTGCAAGGAGCTGTGCCGCTTCGGCCGCGTGGCCTACGATAGTCTGGAGGAAGGCGCCTGCCTGACGATGCAGAACACGCTGAAACGCTATAACATGCAGGACGTGAACCGCCGCTTCCTGTTGCTGGATGCCGAGCCGCTGGACGAACTCAGTCTGCGCCTGAAACGCCAGAAAGCGCCCGACTTCGTAGTGATAGACAGCTTTCAATATACGCAGATGACGTATGCCCAGTACATCAAGTTCCGCGAGCAGCACCGCAACAAACTGCTCATCTTCATCAGCCATGCCAGCGGCCGGAGCCCTGAAGGGCGCAGTGCCAAGAAGGTGGCATTCGATGCTTCGCTGAAGATTTATGTGGAGGGATACCGTGCACACTCCAAGGGGCGTTTCATTGGTCCGAAGGGGCACTTTGACATCTGGCCCGAGGAGGCGGCCAAGTATTATGGGGAAGACTTGAACGATTAACTATTATAGAAAAGGAGGTTTATCATGGGATTTGTGAAACGCTACGGCAATGATGCCGATTATCGCCGCCGACTGGAGGTGAAGTTGCAAAAGAGCACCGACCACATCGAAGAGTTGGCCGACTGGCTGTATGCACACACGTCGGACATCGAGAGCACGGAGTACGAACGGCGGTATGCCGAGTACAACTCGGAACTCCGCCGTCACGACATCTTCTCCGACGAGCTGGAACACTACGACAACCCCGCCCAAGCCTGGCGGGACAACCCGGAACGATGGCAGGGGCTGAACTGGGATTGCAGGAACAAAATCAGGTATTAGCAGCCCGGCTCGCCCAGGAACTCTATCACTGCTTCATATTGCAGGGGCGTCAGCGCCCTTTGCCGGGGGCGGTAGTAGAGTTCTTGCAGCCGGCGGGTAAGTTGGGGGTTCAGCAAGAACCAACGGTGAAGTTGGTTCACTGCACTCCGTGATGTGCTGTTCGGAAAGTATTGCTGGGCAAGGTCGCTCAGGTAGATGCCGCCAGCGTGTTTTTTTTCTATCTTCAATTTATCTTCGTCTTTCATGTTGTTGTTCTACGCTTTAATAATACTCATACTTTTTCTTTCGTTTGCCCGAAAGAAAAAGTATCAAAAAGAAAGGGCACGGGCTCAGTCTACGGTGCTACTCCGACACTGCCATGCGCAGACGGGGCTCGGACTCGCTTCGCTCAGACAATCGCCCCTTACCTGCGCCTGACAGCGCCTACGCTCACGCACCTACGCCTATGCCCGAAGGCTGCGCGGTGCAGGCAGCTGCGCAATGATTATGATAGGTATGCATATCATATTCTATTTCTATATACTGCACTCTCACGCCGCAAGGTTTTCCGGCCTCACTGTAGGGGCGTCAGCGTAGGCACTGTCAGGCGCAGGTAAGGGGCGATTGTCTGAGCGAAGCGAGTTCGAGCCCCGTCTGCGCATGGCAGTGTCGGAGTAGCACCGGAAGTGCAGCCTTGATTTTTTCTTTGGTATCTTTCTTTTGCATCAAGGCAAAAGAAAGTACATCACCAATACATCACCCCAGAGGATCCTCCTCCAGTCCCCCCTCTCCGGAGCCTCCTCCCGACCCACCGGGATTCAGTGGTGCCTCCCCTTTCTTGGGCACCCTCTGAAAAGTCAGTCCACCTTCTCCGGCTCGGGTGGTGGCCTTTACGGACTTTCCCGGTCGGAACTGAATATGTCCGCGGGTAATATTTGCACTGGTGAACTTCTTCTCGGTCTCGGCGCCATTGCTGCATATCTGCATCTGGAAAGAACCCAGATTCTCCAGACGTACAATCTTGCCGTTAGCCAGATTCTTGTTCATTTGCTTGATGAGGGCGCGCAGAACGTTCAACGCGTCACCATCGGTCAGCGAGGTGGCGTAGGCGATGTCGTCCGCCATCTCATCCATGGTTACTTCGCCGTCGGCTTGCGCCTTGGCGTAATACTTCTTCGGGGCATTCTCAACGCCCGGTTTGGTGCTCATCAGAGCAAGGGAATACTTTACACTCATTGTTTCTTTTTGACTTTTACATTGTTTCTTTCCGACGATTCTCATTCTTACCGATTGAGCCGCCCGGTTACGTCGTCCCGGCGGCCACCGCTTCTTTGTCGTCTCGCGATTTCTGACGGGGCAAAGGTACTCCGGCGGTCGGGAAAGGAGTTGTATAAAGTGCGGAATGATGCCGAATACGGGCTAATACAGGCGAAACAGGTCAATAGCCCGCACCTTGCCCGCCCGGTAAAAAAACAACCCGGTAGTAGTGTCTCCATTACCCGATAGTAGTTGCCTCGCTACTACCGGGTAGTGCATCCACTACTACCGGGTAAATTCCTGCGCCTCCCTCTTGCAGGCGTACATCATTTTCGGTACCTTTGCAATAGAGAGCTAACTAACAGATTAACATCAACTTTCGGATTATGAAAAAGAGACGTAACATCATCGGGATGAGCTATGCGCATAGAGTGACGGAAGTGCTGCGTATATACGAAGAACACGCGCGCAGCGGATTGTCCAACCGCGAAATCCTGCGCCGCTACATCTGGCCAGTGTATCCCATCTGCGAAAAAACCTTCTACAACATCATCAACGCCAGCGCCGACCCGCGCATCATGGCACGGCAGAGCGAGCTGGATGCTCAGCTCACACTGTTCTGACCTCTCTCTCGATGAGCATGACGGCATATTGCTGCTCGTACACCTTGATGCCTCCCGGCGCCGCCGTCTGCACGCTCTTGGTGCGCACTGCCGCCGAACGGCAACCTTCGAAGCCCCATCCCTGCACTGCATCGTTCAGGCGCTTCACCAATTGGTAGCGCTGCGCCGCACGCTCCACAGCCGTGCTTCCGTCGGCAGGCGGCTGCACTCCGCAGTCGAAAGCCAGACGCACGCTCAGCGTAGGTTCACCGCGCTGCGTGTCGGCCTTCAGATTGCCCCAGACCGTTTCGGGGATGCCCACCAATACACACGGAAAAGCAACCGGATAGACCGGTTCACCATTCTTCAGGGCATCGAGCTGCCCATAATCTTCGTCCACCACCTCTACGAGGTTTCCCATCTTCCCGGCAATCTGCCGCAGTAAGTCATTCATTAATTGTTCCATATCAGGAGATTTTTAATTACATCTGCGAAGTACGGCAATGCTCGCCTGAAACGGAAAAAACAGTGTAACCCTTACCCACAACACCGCAACCGCTACGCAATGTTTGGAAAGCGTTACACACTATTTTGCACCCCTCCACCCTACATCGTATGTTTGCAGCAACAAAATCGCAACCGATATGATACAGACAAGGATTCATCATAACTCCCCCATCGGGGAAGCAGGGAAAGGAGGCCGGTCATGACCCGTGGACTAAGGAACAACAACCCCGGCAACATCCGCCTCTCCGCCACCCCGTGGCAAGGCGAGATACGCCCCTCGCAGGACAGCTCGTTCTGCCAGTTCACCAGTATGGCCCACGGCTACCGCGCCCTCCTCAAACTGCTGCGCAACTACAGCCGCCTGCACGGTTGCCGCACGGTGGCCGACTTCATCAGCCGCTGGGCCCCCTCGCACGAAAACAACACTTCGGCCTACATCCGCCGGGTGTGTTCCACCATGCACGTGCCCGCCTCCTACCAGCCCGACACCGACGACCACGACACCCTGTGCGCCCTGGCCGCCGCCATCTCGCTGGTGGAGAACGGCACCCCGCCCTCATGGAGGACGTAGAAGCCGGATGGGCATTATTATAAGAAAGAAAAGACGAAAAAGTATGAATGCACTGGAATATACGAAACTTGCCTGCGGGCTGCTCACCGCCATCATAGGCGTAGGAGGCTTCAAGGTGTACACCGACAAGCAACGCTACCTGCAGGAAGTGGAGAAACTCAAAGCCGACGTCCGTGCTGCCGACTCCAACGTGCGCAGCAACGAACTGGACAATGTGAAAAAAGCCATGCAGATAGTCATGGACGAAATAGTGGAACCATTAAAAGAAGAAATCAATGCCATCAGAGAAGAACTTGGCAAACTGCGGCGGGCAGTGGAGAAGGCAGGCGATTGCCGCCTGGCTACTGATTGCCCTGTGCGCAGCGAGTTGCAAGGCACCACTGAAAGTGGAGCAGAGCTACCTCGGCGACACGCTGCACCGGGTGGACGGGTACGCGCTAATACAGCAGCCCGTGCCGCCAAGCATCGCCACCACAACGTTTCCGGCCGGGACGTTGAAGGCGATACCGGTGGGAACCGGATTTAGCTTCCGAAGCGGGCAGGCCACGGTCAGCGTGAAGCGCCTCACGGGCGACTCCATACAGGCCACAGCCACCTGCGACAGCCTCGCACGCCAAGTCATCCTCCTGAGCCGGGAACTTGCCCGCGTCAGCCGGCAGACCGCAACCACGGTCAGCCAAGTGCCGCCACAGGTGATTCGCCAGCCCTCAGCATGGCAATGGTTTTGGATAAGGACAGGGCAGATAGCCGTTGCCGCCCTCCTCCTGATATTGATTAAACGGCGACTTTTTTAATTATCTTAAATTAATAAACAAAATTATGGCAGTAAAAGAAAACAACGGCCTCATCTACGGTGTAGGTAAAGTCATGTTCAATGGTAAAGAAATCGGCTGGGTCAGCCAAGATGGTTTGCAACCCAAAGGCGAAGCAAAACAGACAACTCCTGTTTACGCGGCACAAGTGCACGACGGCGCGGTGGACGAACTGGTGAGCACTCCGAGCACCATCGCTTTCGGCTTCAAGCTGATTCAGTTGATTCCCGAAATGTGTAAAGACTTGTTTGGTGGCACCATCAGCAGCGTAGACGGCGCTTACGAAGCACCCGAAGGATTCAAAGACTTGGAAGGAGCTTTCAAGGTAGAGTGCGTCAGTGGCCACACTATCGAAATTCCGCGTGCCCGCCTCAGCGGCGAACTGGCGGACTCCATCAACATGAGTGGCGTATTGAGCTACGACTGTACGGTGAAGTGTCTCAAGCCGACTGAAGCCGGAAAAGCCCGCTACCGCATCGTGCCTCCTCAAACCGAAGCAGAAGGATAATGATGGAAAGCCGACTGAAAGAACAACTGAAAGCGTCGGCGTTGATACTTGACATGGGTGTGGCAATTCCTGTCCGCCCATTCAAGTACCTCACCCGCAAGCGCAAACCCATGCACGTGGTGATGCGTACCCCCGGACTGGGCGGACTGATGCGCATAGCCAACCTCTATCTCTCGATGGGCGTCGCCTACGCAGAAATAAAAGACTACGACTGCGAGCAAAACATGCGCCTCATGCAGCAGCATGGCGTCACCATCAGTCGCATAGTGGCCTACGCACTCGTTCGTGGCAGACTTACGGGCCGATGTCTCAACCGCCTCGTGGCCTGGTGGCTTCGCTGGCGCGTGCATCCCCTGTTCTTGCAAGAGTCCATGTTCCAGTTGCTCACCATGCTCAACCCACAGTCTTTTCAGACTATTATCAACTCGGTGGAATTAATCAATCCGATGAAGCCGAGTTTGAGCCCATCAGAAAGCGGGAGTTAAAAGGCTACACAGAAGGCCCTCATAGCCCGTTCGGTTTAGTATGGCAGGTGGCCACGGCAACCGGTTGGAGCCTGCGCTACATCTTGTGGCAAGTGCCCTACCCCTTGCTGCTACTCATGGCTCAGGATGCCCCACGCTACATTTCGCCCGAGGAACAACAACGGCGCAATATGATGAAAATGATTAAAAACCAGAAGAAGGTCCCCGAAGCAACAGACCCGGTGGCGTTTTTCCAAACCCATATCTCAAAATACTAATGGCCCCTGTAAATTTAACTCAAATACAGCGCAATGATCTCACAGAGAAAATGATGCTTGATGAAGCCAGAAAATCAATGGAGAAGCTGGCAGACAGCAGCAGGCATATCAAAGCTACCGAGGAAGCCCTCGGAGGATTATCGGCAACCATCAAGGCTACCAATAGCGCTGCCTCCCTTCTGGGACTCAAATCGGACAATCTGACTCACGTGCAAGCCAAACTGAAAACGGCCGTCGAAATGACCTCGGCCGCCCAGCAAGTGGCCGACACCGTGACCAAGAACAGTTACTTCAACCTTGTCATCGTAGACAATGCCAAGAAAGCACTTGCAGCCACCAACACCTATCTGGCCCGGACGTTCAACATATCCACCGTGGCCGCCAAAGCGCTGACAGGAACCCTCACGCTGGGAATATCAGTTGCCGTCACAGCCGCCATTGCCGCCTGGGACCAGTACATCGACAACCAGGAAAAAGCAGCCGAGAAAGCCCGCGAACAGGCCGAAACCGAACGGCAGGCAAACGCCGTGAAGCTACAGACCCGCGTGGAACTGGACAGGCTGACCGACTCGCTGAAAGACTTCGACGGAACCAAAGAGCAGGAGAAAGCGAAGATTGAGGAACTGAACGATAAGTACGGCGAAACCTTCGGGCAATACGACACACTGGCACAGTGGTATCAGGTGCTCTCGCAGAAAGGCGAAGCCTACATTCAAATGCTGTATCTACAGGCAAAAGCGCAAAGCCTCGTAAGCAAGGCGGTGGATGCCGATGCCAAAGTGAACGAAATAAAACTCACACCCGAAGATAATTTCGATACCAAATGGATTGGCAACAACGGCAAAGAGAAGAAAGACGAAGCCCTGAAAGCTGCGGAAGCCGAGCGCGACGCCTATAAGAAGGAGGCGGAAGCTGCCTATAACGAGTCAATCAAACTCAGCAAAGCAAACGGAATAGGCGATTTCTCCCCCAAGAAAAGCAATGCCGGAACCGGCGGAAACAGCAACGCATCCGCCGAAGCGAAACAGAAGCAGGAAGAAGAACGCCAGAAGCGGCAAGCCGAATGGCGGCAAAAGATAGCGGACGACGACCTCAAAGTCCGGAAAGAGATTCAGGACAAGCTCCAGGCAGCCATGAAAGAAGGTGATGAAACCGAGGAAACATTAGCCCGGGAAGCTTTCGACAAAGAGATGGACCGCATAGAGCAGCAACGCCAGGAGCGGCAGGCCAAGCTGGAGGAAGCGCAGAAGGACGGCGTAAACATCACCCCCGAGCAAGTATCCAATGTGGACAACGAAGCGGTACAGCAAAGCAACATCGCCGCCGCAAACTACCAGAAGACGCTTACTGACATGGAGAAGCGCCGCCAGAAGGAAGAGCTACAGGCAAAGAACGACTACCTCAAAGAATACGGCTCGTACGAAGATAAACGCCTTGCCATCATAACCGATTATCAGCAACGCATAGCCGATGCCAAGACTCAGGGTGAGAAAGACACCTTACAGAAAAAAGAAAACGAAGCCGTAGACGCACTGGACAAAGGCATGCTCCAGAAGTCGGACCTCTGGACACGCCTCTTCGAAGAAGCCGGCACCCACACCAGCGGCTACATACAGCAAACCATCGACCAAGCCCGGCTACTGCTGGAATACCTTGAAGACGTAGATGGCAAGAAGAACATCCAGCTTCCCGACAACCTCCAAAATTACGCCAAGTCGCTGAAGCCCGAAGATGCAAAAGGCATCATAACCGCAATGACGAAGCAGAGCGCCGCCCTGAACAAACAGAACCCCTTCATGGGCCTCATCAACGGCTTCAAAGACCTGAAAGCTGCCGGCAGCGACTCCGAAAAGCAGTTTGCCGCTACCCAAAACATCCTCGAAAGCTTCAAGGGCGCATCCGCCATCGTCAGCGAAGTGGGCGGCGCCATCAGCAAGATGGGCGGTTCCGCCGGAGAAACCATGCAGAAAGTGAGCGGCGTTGCCAACTCCACCCTCTCCATGGCATCCACCGGAGCCTCCATAGGCGGCCCGTGGGGAGCAGCCATCGGCGGCGCACTGGGACTTGCCTCCGGACTGGTGGGCGCATTCGGTGCCGACTACTCCGGCTACAACGCCATGGTGCAGAAGTACGACGTCCTGATGGACGTGTGGGATCAGCTTCTCGACAAGAAGAAAGCCTACATCAAAGAGTCCTACGGCGCCGAAGCCACCCAAGCCGGTTCCGAAGCCCTGCAACTGCTCAACTCGGAGAAAGAAGTCACCAAGCAACTCGCCAAATCACGCCTGAGCTCGGGTAGCAGCGGCGGCAGCCGTTCCCTATGGTATCGTATGTGGAAAGGCTCCTACAAGTGGGAAGGTCAGAACTGGCGCGACGTGGCAGGAGACATTTCCAAGTCATTGGGCGGCGTGAAGTTCACCCAGATGGAAGACATGCTCAACATGAACGGCAAACAACTGGAATGGATCAAGACCAACTACAGCGGCCTCTGGTCGGCAATGGACGGCGACTTCCGTGGCTATCTGGACAACCTCATCCAATACGGCGACACGGAGAAAGAAATCGTCGCCTCGGTCAAGGAACAGTTGACAGGCGTATCGCTCGACAGTTTCCAGGACAGCTACCTCAGCCTGCTGGACAACATGGACAGCAGCAGCGAAGACTTTGCCAACAACTTCGAGAAGTATCTGCGCAAGTCCATCCTGCAATCCGTCCTTGCCACGAAATACAGTTCGCAGATACAATCCCTCTACGATAGCTGGGCGAAGTATGGCGAAGACGGCACCCTCACCGAAGAAGAAGTGAGAAGACTGCGCGAAGAGCAGCAGAAGATAAGCGACGCCATGCTGGCCGAACGCGACCGGCTGGCCGAAACCTTCGGTTGGGAGTCGGAGAACAGTGCCGGAGGCTCGTCGCAGTCGGGTCACACCGGCGCCGTGACCACCGTCACCGAAGAGACAGCCGGCAAACTGGAGGGCATCGGCCTCTCCATCCAGACCCACGTGATAAGCATGGACGAAAAGATGGCCGACCTCTCGCGCTACTCTTACGAAGCCATCGGCCTGCTGGGCAGCATTGCCGAAAACACCGGCTACTGCCGCTGCCTGAAAGACATAGCCGAGATAGTGAACAGATTGGAAAGAGACGGAATGAAAATAAAAGGATAATTATGGAAATACTTGAATCACTACTTACCATCAATGGTAAAGACATCTATAAGGAATATCGCGCCTTCCTGGCCGAAGACAAGTCCGGAGGACACGATAACTACAACGCCCTCTTGCAAGTGCCCGCTATGAAAGCCTACACCGCAGTGACATTCCGCGAGCAGAACGGCGAAAACCTGCCCGCCTCCCTACCCGCCCCTCACTACGAGGCGCGCGACGTAACCCTACAGTTCGGCATCCTGGCAGACACCCCGGCAGAGTGGTACACCCACTACATCGCCTTCATCGACTTCCTGAAAAGCGGATGGCTGGTGTTTGCCCTGCCCGAACTGGGCACCCAATACCGCATGTACTTCAAGAGCGCCGCCTCGCACGACATGTCCTCCCCGCTCACCGTAGAAGACAAAGTGTACGGCAAGATGAAACTGAAGTTCAGAGAACCGAACCCTTATCAGTCTATTGACCTTTAAACAGCAAATAAACGAGTATGGAACTGAAAATATACAACCAGAACGGAGAACTGAAACTGACCGTGAACACCGCCGCCTCATCAACCTGGAACACCGAGCTGATGGCAGAGAACGCCGTGTCCGCCACCTTCACCCATCCCTTCTTTGTAGCACTGGACGTGAACGACTATGTGATGCTGAACGACACAAAGTTCAGCATCAACAAGGAGTACAAACCCAAGCAGGTGTCTACACAAGAGTACAACTACACGGTCAAGTTCTACGGCCCCGAGCACGATGCGGAGCGGGTGATGTTCCTCAACCTGACGGACGGGCAATATGAACTGCAATTCTACCTCGACGACAGCCCCGCGATGCACCTCCAGAGGTGGATAGACAACATGAACCGTGTGTACGGCGAAAAGCGCTGGAGCATAGGAGACGTTCTCGACGCCCCGAAGAAAACCGTCGAATACAACAACGCAACCTGCTGGGATGCCCTCTCGCTGATATCGGACGCATTCGAGGCGGAATGGTGGACGGACGGTTTCAAGATTAACCTTACACGTTGCGAGCGTGGCGACCGGGTGGAACTGGGCTATATGCAGGGACTCACTTCGCTTACTCAATCAGAGAACAGCAGTGACGTGAAGTTCTTCACCCGCCTCTTCCCGCTGGGCAGCACCCGCAACATCGACCGCAACCGCTATGGCTTCTCCCGGCTGCAACTTCCGAACCGGGCCAAGTATGTGGACAGAAACACCCGTTATGGGCTTTACGAATATGTGGAAGAGTCCACCTTTGCAGATATCTATCCGCACTATCGCGGCACGGTCAACACAGTGCGCCAAGAGGAAAAGGTGGATGAAAACGATAAGAAGATCACAATCTACTATTTTGACGACATCGGCATGACGTTCGACCCGAACGACTTTGAAATAGGCGGGCTGGCCAAACATATAACCTTCCAGACAGGCGAGCTTGCCGGGCGGGAGTTCGAAGTGAAATACGATTCGAAGACCATGGAGTGGGAAATCCTCAACACTTATCCGTCGGAAACAGAGCAGATACCGGGCAAAAACCTGATTCCCGCTCTCGGAGATGAATATATCCCCTGGAACTTCAGTCTGCCCACGGGGCTCGAGAAAGAAGCGGAAGTAGCATATGAAACTGCCGTCAACAGCTATCTGGAAAAGTACAGCGAGGACATGTCTAAATATGGAGGCGAAACGGACTACACCTATATTGACAAGAACAACATCCCGTTGCAGTTAGGCCAAAACGTGCGTTTGCTAAGCGACAAGTTCTTCGACGAAGGGTTCAGTGACACACGAATCACCAAAGTTACGCGCAAGCTGGATAACCTGAGCATGGCCACCATAGAATGTACCAACATGGTGGGCAAAGGCTGGAAGCGGACGGTGGATGCCAGTTTGGCCCAGTTGCAATATGTGATGTCTTCAGGCAGCAACCCTTCTTCCGGAAGCAGTTCTTCCACATCAATCGACGTCTCGGACAAGTTGAAAAAGAACATCGTTATCAACTCCAACGATGTCGGCTATTTCAAGAAAAAGGACGTCCTGCTTGCCGGCCAAACCTGGGAAACCATTTTCCGCAAGATGCTGTACAAGCCCATGGGTGGAGAGTTGAGCAGCAGTATATCCACTTCCGACAAAGTGGAATATGGTACAAAGCAAGGACGCATCACCTACACCGCCACCCGCAACGGACAGGGCGAGATGACCAAAGCTTTCCATGATGAGGATGAAGGTAAGAAGCTGGTCTTCTCAGCAGAGAGTCAGGGCATTCAGACAGCCGTACTGACCCTGTCGGGCACCTATACCAAGCGAGAAACGCATAGAGCGACAGTGGTGTATGCCTCCAGCGATATACTTCCCGAAAAGATATTGAATGACACTATCACTGTAAATGTATATCGAAGATGGTTTGCAGGGGTGGTAGATTCGGAACCTAAGACATCGGCACAGGTGAGGGCACTGGGGAGCAGCGGACTGTATACAGGTAAAGGAGAATACAGCTTTACAGCTACGAACTGGAAAATGATAGCAATATGTCTTCCGGAGGGGGATATAACTTCATTGGAGATTAAGGGAATTCAAGGAAATATAATTTGGGATACAGGTCTGGTGAGCGGCCCGAAAGAGATTCCCGTGAAGGACCTTAATAGTTCGACAGAAACCAATTATAAAATGTGGATTATGAATACTCAACTTGTGAATGATACGACTAATCATATAACTTTAAATACTTAATAGTCATGGATGAATTGAAGTTAACAGGAACTCCTTTTTCAACGACCTATAAGAGAACGACATCTCGTCCTATGGATTCTTCTGAGATATTTGAGACGATAGATGCTGCCACTATGTATGCCCAAAATGCCAATAAAACACATGTGCCCTATCCCGGACAAATTATATCAGTAAAGGGAGGTGAGGTCTATAAACTCCTGATAGACCCTGAGATGCCGGACGACAGTGCTAAAGGGTTTTATCATTGTAAATTAGATATTATTGGTGGAAATATTAGTAATGACAACCGCTATCTGCGTAAAGATCAGGAAGACACCGCCCAAAAGATAATACACTTCCGCGAAGGTATTGATGCCAAGAAAGTATCTACTCTGGAACAGATAGTTTTATTGGAAGATATTGCATCTAAAAACTTCACTCCCGGTTCTACGGGGTTCGGCATTAAGGAGGACGAAGTCGGAAACTACCATCTCGATATCGACTTCGTAAACATTCGCCGAAAGCTGACAGCCGACGAGATACAGGTGCAACGCTCCTATTATGTGGGCGGCAAGCAGTGGGTAACTCCGGGTGCGGGAATCGTCTGCACCTCAGTGGAAGATACCGGGTCTGTATACCGATGCCATTTCAAGACGACAGACGCAGACGGACGTGAGGTGAAATGTTTATTCCAGTCGGACGACTGGGCAATCTGCGAGACTTTCAATCTTGAGAAGAAAGTAGGAGGAACATTAGGCAATCACTACTATTGGCGACTGGTTGTAGGCGTCGGAACGGACTACATAGATTTAAGCAAATCCAATGCCGGTCCTGGTAGCGATACGCCTATGCCTGGTGACGAGATTGTACAACTCGGAAACAAGTCCGATACAAGCAGGCAGGGAGCTATCTGTAGTGATGCCATAACCACCGGAGGTCCTTACATCCGTGTGTATAAAGGCATCATTGACTACCATCTGCCACAACCTAAGATTGATTTGAACCCGGACAAAAGTACGATCATAGCCAAGCTAATTTCTGAGGCAACAGGAAAAGATGTAGATACAATACTTGGTGAGATACAAGGTAGCCTCGATATCATTAAAGGACAAACGGACAAGGAATATACGATGTGGTTCTATGACTACGCCCCTACATTATCCAATATTCCGGCATCAGAATGGACCACTGATGACTTAAGGATAATGCACGAACAGGACATGTTCTACAACCGTAAATCCGGACTGGCTTATCGGTTTGAAAAGTCGGGAAACACGTGGGCATGGAATAACATCACCGACCTGCAGACAATCAAAGCCCTGGAGGATGCAGCCAGAGCACAGGATACAGCCGACGGGAAACGCCGGACATTCGTTGCACAGCCAACAGACTCACAGGCTTATGATGTTGGCGATCTGTGGGTGAATGTGATGTATTCGGATGCCAATGTTTCTTATAAGAATGATGTCCTCGTCTGCAAGACAGCTAAGGCTAAAGGGGTGGCATTCAGTATTTCTCATTGGGAACCTACGTCTACTGCTACAACCGCTTATATTGAAAACTTGGGCAATCAGATTGTAATAGCCGTAACCGACTCTGATGAGGGAATAGAAGCGGCAAAAAAGCTTGCGAATCAAGGTATAAAAGATGCTTCTGATGCAGCTAAATCAGCATCCGAAGCATTGGGTATTGCAAATAGTGCAAATAGTGCGGCGACTAAGAATACGACAGTCATTCAGGCGACGAAGGAATCTCTAACCTTATTGGCTCAAGGAATACATTTTGATGCATCTGGTGAAAAAATCACTAATATCAATACATCCGGATTAATAACCACAGCAGACTTCTCGGCATTGTACGGAAAGGAAATCGTGTATGATAAAGATGGGCATGTAGATATGACAAAGATGTCCGGCCTTATCACAGAGGCTGGCTTAACAGAGATGTTTTCAAGTTTGGCTGACGATAATGGCTATGTGAAGAAAGCCTATATAGATTTGTTCGTGACACAGCTTCCGGATAAGAGTTTTCAAAGTAATGTGGTCATAAATGCTGACCAGATTCGGTTCGATGGTAACATTGTGGCTAATGGCACTTTCTTTGTGGATACTGAGGGCAACCTAACGATGAATAATATCACTGCTAAAAATGGTATATTCAATGGAACAGTAAATGCTGATAATGGAGAGATAGGCGGTTTTAAAATAACAGAATCTTCAATAGGCTCTAAGATAGCTGGTGATAATCTTCTTCTTACAAAGAATGGTATTAGTTTTGACGGGGCTAAAAAAAGCGCAGGGATTGGAGATACTTTGCCACTCTCTACGGGTGCGACAGATCAGGTAGCCGCCATATTTACTGTTAATTTAGATGATTACGATCTTCAGAGTGAATCATTAGCAACAGTTAACATCTCATCACTTGGCGGTCGAGAATCTTGTGCACTAAGTATTAACACAGATAGCGAAAATGGTGTAGCTATCAGCTATAAAGGAAAAATAAATACTCATGGTAAAGACCGCTACGGTTCTGATTATGGCAATTATGGATTAACAATGGGCGTCGGTTTTCGAGATTGTTGGGATCCTAATAACAATGTATTTCGGTTTGGAGACCTATTTTTTGTAGATGGGATACTGACCAGAATACAATGGAGAAGTTCATAGAAATAAGCACTTTAAACAGGTATAGTTATGAAAATCAATTTTAGAAAAATCGAGGCGCATACCTCGTTTGAAGGTGGAAAACAGACCTTCGATGCTGCCGAAACAATCGGCAATGAAATGATGTACAACGGCAGTATTCTTCTGGATATTGGATTTGAAGAGCTTGCAAAGGAAATCTATTATTCTAAAGATGAAATAGAAATCCCGGAACGCTACTGTAAGGCCCTTGAACTTGTCGTGAAGAACTCGCGTCTTATCGCCGCCGTGAAGCGTGAAATAATAAATCAGCTAAACAGCAAGTAAGATGGGATACATCAAATTCATATTGAGCACCCGTAAAACGAACGTCGATGGCAACGCCACCTATGCCCAAATCAGCCGTATCGAATCGGATATGGCTGATACAAGCATGCTCGAGACGAATTTAATAATGCATGCGCTTGCGGCCCACGGGGGAAAAGTGATTGAAACGCTTGAGTTCATATTGGATTCAAGCAGATTGGACAACGATATATTAGGATAAACTGTATGGACAAATTAAATAAGAATTTCCTCAAAGGCAATGTGCTTAAAGCTGAGGAGTTGAACGAGATTGTTACTAAACTGAATGAGTTTGCCACGTGCATCAATGACAACGATGTTGAGACCAGCAAGGCGACAATTCAGAGTATAAAGAATAAGATGCTTGTCATCGGTGACACCGCAGGCACTGCCTATGATGGTGCCGCCGGCGCCGCATTGGAGCAAACCGTCAGAGAACTGGCAGGCGGAGCTGGAACCATGTATAGTGTATACGTTAGGAATAATCTGAACTCACTGGGCTTTGCCGCACAATACGGAGAAGAATGTGTCTTGGATTTCACCTTCGTCTCCCAGTACCGGGATAATATCAATGAACCATACAAGCCGACGGGAGAACTCGGACTGTGTACAATCATGGTAAAGAACTCGAAGTTCGCAGACTTCACCACAGTGAAGCAAATGGAAGTTTCTTCTAATACATCCATCAAACAGGACATTACCGAGTGGCTGACGAGTGGCAGCAACAATATCAAAATAAGTATCAAGGGAGAGAATACCGACCAGACCACAGCTCCCATCACCTATGTTGTACAACTCACTTCATTGGGAATCAGTGCCCCTAACTTCGCCTGGTGGACCGCCTTTGCCGGGGATATTTCAATTCCAATGATTATCAACGGCAATATCAACAAAGTGCTTCATGTCACCGTTACCGGTGATAATTACAATCAAGGCTATACCCAAAATCTGGGAACAGCCATCTATATGGATACGCCTTATAACTATGTACTTCCTCATCCCGAAGCAACCGGAGTATACAATGTGAATTTCTATCTGTCCAACTCAGATAATACCATTCAGACCAAACCTGTATCGGTAAATATTATGTGTATTGCCACATCCGGGGAAACAGTGAAACTGATGTGCGTGAATAACGTGACCTCACAACTCATCAACTGGCAGGATAATATAGTATTCGACTATGCGATTTATGACGGACAGGCTACTCTTACAGATGCCATCTTCACCATTACGAAAGACAGAACAGAGGTGTATAGTTCTGAGAATGACACCATAGTGGCAAACTCCAAAAACACACTTACTTATCCGATGGAAGTGGAGACGGATGACGACAGCAACTTTGAAGTCATTGTAAAGGCAACCAGTGGAGAAGCCGACCTGATAGACCCGATTACGGTAGCTGTCAATAACTCACTGGGGTATTCGGCTACGGCAGGTGCAGTGCTCTATATCAATCCGCGCACCCGTAGCAACTCGCAGACAAACTACAAGAGTATCGTTAATGAAGTGGATAAATCAGCCATCCCCGTGACCTGGAACAACCTCAACTGGGGTAACGACGGCTGGGTGACCGATGGTGACGGTGTGAAAGCACTAAAGATATTTGCACGGAGTTCAGCCGTGATAGATTACCAACCCTTTGCCACAGAACCGGCCCGCAGAGGTAAGACAATCGAAATCGATTTCAAGGTTGAGAATGCTTCGGATGCAGGAAAGAATATTATCAGCATCGCAGAAGATAAGCCGGACGGCAGTTACATCGGATTAAAGGTATCCGGTGAGAATATCTCCCTGTTCTCACAATCTGAACACGAAAGTAGTAAACAGGATGTTCCTACCGACAATGGGGTACGCCTACGCCTCACAGCAGTTATCATGCCCGACACTTATGGTAATGCCGGCTTCAACATTGTTGCCATATACATCAACGGAAAGAAGAATCGCCAGTATACCTACGAGAGCAACGATTACTTCCGCAACACCGGCAAGATAACGTTAGGGAACGATTATGCCAATCTCTATTTATATGGATTGCGCGTGTATGACAGTGCATTGACTTCCGAGGCTGTCCAGAAGAATTACATAAACCAGCTTGTGACGACCAGCGAGAAACTGATGGAAAAGAATATCAATTCGGTACTGGACGGCGAGGGTGTAAACATTGACTTCAATGCCACGAAACTGCTCTATAATGTATTTGTAGTGAACAAGCCCTTCCCTAACCTGAACAACCCTTCGGGTGTGGCAGGTGATCTGGAAGTACTCTTCAAAAACAAACCGGAGCGAAACTTCACGCTGACCAACCTGTTGATAGAAGGTCAGGGTACTTCATCAAAGAAATATCTGGAGTGGAACATCCGCTTCAAAATGAAGGGATTAAAAGATACAGAGGGTAACAAGATAAACTCCATTGCCACGTATGCCGACGGAACGACGGACAGGAACAAAGTCCTCATGTTTGAAGGTGTGCCCAAGTCCGGGCGCCTGACAGCCAAGAAGAACTGGGCGAGTTCCATGCAGGATCACAAGGCCGGATCTGTAGCTGCGTTCAATGATTTATACAAGGAAATAGGCATGAGAAACGAGGCTATGGCCACTGATAGTGAAATACGTGTCGCCGTGTATCAGGAGCCATTCATTGGTTTCTCAAAGTCCGTCAATGAGGAAGGTCAGGATGTTTATACCTGTATGGGAGAATTTACGTTCGGTCCGGATAAAGGAGATGATCTTTGTTTTGGCTATGACACGGAAGCTTTTCCGGCCTTGTTATCCGTAGAAGGTTCGGACAATGCTCCATTAGGTGCGCTTTTCCGCGTTCCCTGGAACACCAATAAACCTTACTGGGCATATAATCCAGATGAAGAAGCTTTTCAGTATAACAACACCAATTGTTGGGATTTCGATGCCGGTGAGCTGAACGCTGATGAGACAGAACCACTGTCTGCACAGAAATGGATAGACGCTTACAATGCCGTGTATGTATGCAACAACCGTATCCGTCCGTTCACCGGTACTCTGAACGAACTGAATGCAGCCGTAACTGAATACCGTAGTACAGGTTATGAGTACTGGATTGCCAAAAGCGGTGATGCTAATCAGTACAATCTCTATTATTATGAAGCTGCTGAAGGAAAGTTCATGCCCTCCGACATCGGTAATGGTGCGATAAATCTGAAAACACAGTTAGCTGCATATCTTCCGTCCGATCTAAGTGCATTCACTGCTGACCAATTGAATGAAAAGTTCGTCTCAGCCCGCACAAGCTTGTTCCATGCAACCATACCCGCTATATTCGACATTGACGATGCAGTATTCCATCATAACTTTGTAGAGTTCACGGCCGGAACCGACCAGCGCGCAAAGAATACTTATCCGTATAGCTTCTGTCAGGAAGGCAGTAAATGGAGATGGAGACTGGATGATGCCGACACTATATTCCCGATTGACAATCAGGGACAGGATCGGAAACCCTATCATTGCGAAATGCATGACTCTTATGACAACGACCAGCCAATTTGGAATGGTGAGACCTCTGTCTTCTGGAATCTGTTAGAGCAGGCTTTCAGCGCTGAAATTACAGCCGGAATGCGCAAAATGTTCACAGCAATGGAAGCACTGTGCGGCCAGTCTTCAGGTACTCCTTATGACCAAGTTTACGCTTTCTATAAAAAGTATTTCCTTGGCATAAAAGACTATTTCCCGGCTACGCTGGTGAATTCTGATGCCAAACGATATGAACTTGCAAAGATAGCATACAATAATGGCTCTTATACTAATGACACTGACCCTATCACCCAGAGTCACGGCAATTTCTACTCCGCAGAAACTGCATGGGTGAAGAAACGTATCATGTACATCATGTCGAAGTATAATTACGGCTTGTTCTCTGCCAACGGCACAGATACGATCATCGTACGTGCAGCCGGTGACCTGATAGACTACGATATAACCCCGGCCTTCGATATGTATCCGGCCATTGCAAATGGTACATCCATTGTGCAAGGAAAACGCACCAAAGCAGGAGATGTTTGTAAAATAACCATTGACCTTGGTGGTAGTGCTGACCAACAAAATGCCATACAAGCAGCAAGTTGGTTATTAAGCATCGGAGACTGGCACAAAAAGAATGTTTCCGGTACCATGGTAGTACGCGGAAGACGATTGAACGAGCTTATACTTGGCAGTAAGGACGACAACGTAATCATCTCTATTACAGGACTTACACTTGCAGATTGTAGTAGTATGCAGAAGCTACTTCTATCTAATATTACCACATTACAGGGTACACTCGATTTGAGCACAATTATTAACATTCGCGAGATATATGCCGACGGAACCAACTTAAGTCAGATAAAGCTTCCAAGTGGTGGCGGACTTGAAATCATCGAATATCCGGCTAACAACAGATACATAACTTTCCGGAACTTCCCGATGCTGACAACAGAGGGTTTAAGAATTGGCCAATGTGCTGAAAACATAACCGATTTTCTTATTGAGAACTGCCCCAAATTAGCACCTATGAAACTGTTGTCTAACATTATAGAGGCACAGCAATCACAAGGTACCGAACATGCACTAAAACATATCCGTGCAGTAGGTTTCGAGGAAGAATATTACACTGCCGACGCCCTTGACATGCTTGCCAAACTTGCCGATGGAACCTACGAAGGTTTATCTGCCGAAGGTATTTCCGGAGAGGATGAAATACCGGTATTGGAAGGTAAGATAACTGTACATTCAAAGTACTATCAGGACTCTGTGGATTTATTAAAGAAGATTTTCAACAGACTAAATCTGATTGTAGATGGAGTTGCGTGTGTACGATTCGCTGATCCGGAGGTTTTTCGGCTTTTTCTTTCTGGCTTTGTTGTGGCTTGTGTTGGTGTTCTTAGGGTTGATTCTGTTGTTGACGGTCTGCTTGCTGTTGCTTCTTTTTGGTTTTTCACTACTTTTTTAATTGGGACTTTTGATGTTTTTTCGATGTTTAATGTTCTTTTTTCAGTTGATAGTTTCGATGGTTTTCGTTTTTTTCGTGGCTTCGCTTTGTTGAGGAGTGTTTGTTTTCCTTGTTGTGTGTGTTTTCTTGCCGTTTTTTTTTTTCCAGGTTGTATCTTCGTAACTTATGTTTTCTTTCGGAGTGGAATAGCGGAAGTTGTGATTCCTGCATTTTGTCTATGTTTATGTTTGAATGTTTTGGTTGTAGCATATACTTTTCTCCTTTTTGGTTTTGCCGGTTTCATAGCTTCTGTTGTTGTGGTTTTAGTTTTACGTGTTAGTGTTGTATCTATTGTATTTTGCGTTTTTATTGCTTTGCCTTCTTTTGGTGGTTTTGTTTTTAGTGGCGTAGTGGTTGCTGTATATGTTCCTGGTGCCGGTGTTGTTTTCTATTGTTTGGCGGCTTGTTGGGGTTTTGAATCTTTCGTTATGTTTTCTGTGTCTCCCTTTGTATTTGGTTTCTGGATGGTTTCCGGGAGTACTTTTAAGATATAGGTGCTCGGGATTTCTTTTGATCTTTTTATTGCCGTGTCTGGTTTGAGTGTGTTAGTGTTTTGTTTACTACGCCTGTCCTCTTGTTGGGTGGTTTTTTTGTGTTTGCTTATTTGTGTGGCATGTATCTTTTCCTTGTGGTGCGGTTTAGTATTTATCAGGGCTCTCCCTTTGTTGTTTGCGGTTATATTTTTGCGGCTTGCAGTCTCGTTCCATTCTTTCATTTTTTGGCCTTTCTGCTTTCGTCTGTACCATCTGTCTTTACGGGTTTTCCTTTTTTGCTCATTGTTTTTAGAGTTGGTGGTGTATTAGCGCGTGAGGTTCTTGTTGTTGTGTTGTTTGCTGTTCGGTTTATTCTCTTTCTTCTAGAGTTTATGGTTGTTGGACCTTCTATTCTGCTGCCTTTATCTGGTCTTTTGCGCTTTTTTTCAGCTGCGGTTTTCTGGCCTTCTTTTGTGCTGATTTTCTTTATTCCCCTTTGTTTTATAATGTTGTTTCGTTTTGTTGTACTTTGTGGACTGGTTATTTGACTTAAAGTTGTCGTCTCTTGTAGCTGTCTGTTGTTTATTGATTTTCATTTGGTGAACTAATTGACTTCATTGTATTTTTTGTTTTTGGTCTTATCTTTCATTCTTTCGTATTCGTTGTCTTTTTTGCTTGCTGTTTTATTTTTCGTTGCTAGTTCTTTTTTCTTAATTTTTTTTTCACTATCGTCTTTCTCGTTTCTTGTTTTATTTTCATCCCCTTCTGTTGTATCTATTAGGATTCTTAGCACTTCCGGGTCTGCTATTCTTATAGCTGGTTTTCCATCTACAATCAGATTTAGTCTGTTGAAAATCTTCTTTAATAAATCCACAGAGTCCTGATAGAACCGTAAATACGCGCCTGAGCGGTGTATGTATGCTGTTTTTCTCTTTGGGTAGAAAAACAGACACCTATATTTTTCTTGGTAACTCAAAAGTCATATCCATAGATTCTTGATGCATATTGGTTCCAGTTGGTAGCAGCCTTGTATGCACTAATACTATCACGAGGTACATATATTTTGCAAGGATTGTTTGTAAATACCTCTGTGTCTAACTGAGGTGGTGTAATTGCTTTAATATAAAAAGACTCCATCGAAGTGCAGTCTCTGAATGTAGACCACCCTATTCTTTGTATACCCCGACCTATTGTAATAGTTTTAAGTGATGTACAGCCTCTAAATGCCTGCTGGTTATATTGATTATAGAGTAATGTACAGCTATCCGGTATCTCTGAAATTTCTTCAAGAGATACGCAGTTAGTAAATACGCTGCCATTTATCACCTCTAATACTTCATTCAACACCACCTTCTTTAACTTCGGATTATCCTTATACGCATTGGTCGGTATAATAGTAATCCATGCTCCTATATCAACTAATTCGAGATGCTCACAAGCACTGAACGGCACTGAATTACTATTTCCCGGATTCCTGCCGCAATAGACTTCTCGTACTTTGGGAGTATATGTACTACCTGAATAATAAGAACCACCGATTGTAAGCTGTCTGAAATCCACAATCTCAATATCAGCTGATGCCCTACTGAAATTAGGTAATTTAGACACCTGCGCTTCATCGGGAGATATATACCCATCTCCATCCGCATCCCAAAACAAGAGCGCAAATTGTCTAAATGCCGGGTCAGCCAAGTATATCACAGGGTCACCATCCATAACAAGAGTTAATCTGTCAAACACTTTCCTCAACGCATCCACAGAGTCCTGATAGAACCCGAAATATACCAATAAGATTAATTACCTGTTTTTTTTAGAATCATAAAAAAATTAATTTGAAAAATTATATTCTTAGAAGAAAACGTTAAGTCAGAAAGAAAAAAAGTAAAATTTCACAATTCATTTTATATCAACAATAATAACATCTTCACAATTCATTTTTCAGAAGAAATACAAATTATTTTCATGGTGATATCAAGTCCATATATCCAATAGAAAAAGGTCAATCTCCAGTAAATACAATGCAAATTCAATTGAAATTTGTATTGAAGACAGTTTTAAAATTCGCGGGAAGATAGCAATATTTGTGATGTGTATTAGGACATTAATAATAAGTTAGCTAGAGCATCGAAATTCTAACTCGCGCTAAGAAGAGTCTGTACTTTGAAATATAAAAAGAAAGACACCTCCCTTTTTTATA